ATCAAGGAGTTATAAAAGAAGAGGTCAATCATCCTGAGCATTATCAGGGGAATGGCATTGAGGTCATTGACATAATTGATGCTTTCGACCTTAATTTTAATCTTGGCAATTCAATTAAGTACATACTGCGAGCCGACAAGAAAGGATTTAAAAAGAAAGATTTGAGTAAAGCGGTTTGGTATTTAAATCGGGAACTCGAAAAGTGGAAAGGTTAATTTGGGAAGCCATTGCGGTAGGAATTATCGAAGTGGCTTTTATCGTTTATTTTATTTTTGAGATAATCAGAAAATCAAAAGAATGACCAGGTCGCAAATTATTGAGGAACTTTATAATTCAAAGGAAATTAAACAAGCCTTGATGAAAATGCACCCAGCAAATTTAAGGGAAGAACTAAAGCAAGAAATGTTTGTAAATCTTTGCTCAATAACCGAAGATAAATTTTGGTCGATTTATAATAATAACGGAACGAGTGGATTAAAATATTGGTTGGTCAGATGTATGCTAAATATGATTTATAGTACTGGAATGAATCAGCCATTCTTCAGGCACTTTAGAGCCAAGTACGAATCGATTGATGGCTTAGAAGAATTAGTTCAGATTGAGGATGAATCTAAGGATTACAAAGAAAAGCTATTTAATCGAGTGGAGGTAGCACGAAAAGAATTATCCTGGTACGAAGATATGTTACTCGATACTTATGTCGAATTGAATTTTAATCAAACCGAGATTTCGAGAAAGACTGGCATTCCGTATATGTCTATTGTCAAAACGATTTCAAACATTAAAAAGAAAATAAGGGATGAAGCCTGACGAGAAAGCTAAAAGTTTATTAACGAATGCACTTTATTTTTGTGGTAATAAAGTATTTGCTTTTGAATTAGCGCTTTATATTTGTTCATTAATTCTTGAGCAGAAACTTAAAGCAGATGACCAAGCATACTGGAGTTTAGTTAAGGATGAAATTTATCAAACAAACAAATGATTACTATAATCGCAGCCGTTTCTTTTGCAGTCTTTTTTACGATGACAAATCTTTATCAGTCATTCGGACTAAACTTTAAACCGTTTAGTTGTACTCCTTGTCTAAGTACCTGGAGCGCCATCGTTTTGATTGTTATTCCTATGCAGTTCCAAGAATGGATTGCAATCGTATTTAGTTCGGGGATTTTAGGAGCGGTAATTTTTAGATTGATAAACAAACTATGAGCGAAGAAGAGATTGCATTTATAGAAGCTAATATTATAAACTTTGAAGCAGTTGCTTTAGGGTTTACTAAAAATATAGAAAGAGAAATACTTGAAGAATATGCGACCCTATATCGTAAATATGTAAACAAGGATTTTAACTTTAATTCGTGGTGTGGCTCTTGCGTATTTGATATGCTTAAAAGATTATCCGCACATTACGAAGGAATAAAGTACATTGCAAAAATCAACCAACCAAAACCAAACGATGTCCAAACTAAGAATCTGCGCAGTCGGAAGTAGACATTCAGGAGTCACTTACCATCGATTAGCATTGCCATTATCCGTAATGAAAAAGGAGTATTGTATTATTACGGATACAATGACCGAAGAGATGCTGATTGAGAAAGCGATAAACGTGGTCGTGGTCAATCGGTTTTGCGAATTGATACCATTGCCCGATTTATTAAAATGGAAGGCTAAGATTGGCTTTAAATTGGTTGTCGATATTGATGACTATTGGGAGTTGTTTAGCCAACATTTGTCTGCTCCAACCTATCGGTCTTTAGGAGTCACTCAAGTAATAAAGAATTATATTAAAGTAGCGGATGTTGTAACGACAACTCACAACCGATTACGGCTTGAGATTATTAAGATAAATCCTAACTGCTTTATTCTGCCGAATGCTTTGCCGTTTGACCGTGACCAATTTACTGCGGTAAGAAATGTAAACGAATTTGTTAACATTGCTCACACTGGTAGCATCACTCACTTCCCTGATATGAGGCAGTTGAAAAATCCGATTAGAGAATTAGCCAAGTCTAAATCTTTTAAGGAGTCAACACGGATGCTTCTTTGCGGTTGGAATAAAGCAAATGAGTTTCATTGGAAGCAGATGGGCGATTGGTTTACTGCTGGCGAAAGATTAAATCACAAGATACTTGAATCAATGCCAGTAGATTTGTACATGAATTTCTACCTGGAGGCTGACATTTTACTTGCCCCATTGCTTGACAATAAATTTAACCGATTAAAATCGAATCTAAAGGCATTAGAGGCTGGAGCTAAACGAATTCCCTTGATGGCAATTAAACGAGCGCCTTACGATGACATTCCAACGGTGTGTTGGGTTGACAATTGGGAACGAGATATTAAAAGAATGGTATTCTCAAAACAAATGAGAACGGATTTTGGCGAGGCTAACGCTGAATATGTGCGTGAGCATTACGATTTATTTAAAATTAATGAGGATAGATTTAATATTTACACAGACTTAATAAAATAACTTATGGAAAATTGGTTTGATTTAGTTGGCTATGAAGGTAAATATCAGATTTCTGATAAATTCAATGTTAAATCTTTGGATAGAATTGTTATAAGACCTGGCACAAGAGGAAATATGAAAGTTAAAGGAACTTTATTAAAGCAATCCGCTGATAAAAAAGGATACTTAAGAGTAAGAATAGAGAGTAAATTATTTAGTTTGCATAGATTAATTGCAATAAATTTTATTCCACGAGTAAAAGATAAAAATATCATAAATCATAAAGATGGGAATAAGCAAAATAATTCTATTGAAAATTTAGAATGGTGCAATTCTTATGAAAATAATAATCATTGTATAAATAGAGATAAAACTTCAAGTGGTTTGGTTGGTGTAACATTTCATAAAACCACAAAAAAATGGATGGCTCAAATTCATTTTAATAAAAAATTAAAGAATTTAGGTTATTATGATAATAAGGAAGATGCTTTTAAAGCAAGATGTAATTTTGAACTTCAGAATAACATCTCAAATTGCTATTTATTCTAAACTCATAGAATAATGCCAGTTATAAAATGTTCAAACGACAAATGGAGAATCGGAAACGGTCAATGTATTTATGAAACGGAAGAAAAAGCAACTGAAGTATGGCAAGCTATATTGGCAAGCGGAGAATATAAAGCAAATAGTTCTAAGATTTCTTTTGACTTTGATGACACGTTGTCTACGGCAAGAGGTCAGGAGATTGCGAAAAGGATTATCAGAGAAGGGAAACAAGTTTATATTATAACAAGGAGAAATGAATATAATTCTTCTGAAGTTTATCGTATGGCTGAAAAATTAGGAATACCAAAATCAAAAGTATTTTTTACAAATGGTCAATATAAATGGATGACTATTAAACGATTGGAGATTGGAACTCATTACGACAACAATCAAAATGAGATTGAGTTAATTAAAATAAATACGGATTGTAAAGCAATAAAATTTTGAGAGCAACCGACAAAGAATTTTTTGATTATGAATTAAGCATTGGAGTTACTCCCGAGAATCCTGACTATTTTAATTTAATGGATGGAGTTGCTAATATCATAAAAAATTATTCAAGGAATATTATTGAGATTGGCGCTGGGGTGGGAACGTTAGGGGAATGCTTAATTCAAAAAGGTTGTAATTATTATGGCATTGAGCCAAATAAATATCATCGAGATTTTGCTTATTCAAGAGGAATTATATTATGTGATTTAGGAGATTATCCTAATCATTGCCAAATGATTGTAAGCATTGAAGTATTTGAGCATTTAACCGATGATCAAATAAGAGATTATTTAAATAATATTGAATGCCAATACTTTTACTTTTCTTCGACTCCAGATAAAACAACTGAAGAATTTGATCAATGGTGGGGGCATATAAATTTAAAATCTGAGGATGAATGGATTAAATTATTTTCTGAATTTGGATTTGAATTAGATAAAAAATTAACAATACCGACCAGTTGGTCTTTACTATTTAGAAAATAATGGCAAGATTAGTGAAAGATATTGACCAGGAAAGATTGCTTGAATGGGCAGATGAATATATTGATTATTGTCTGAACTCAACTAAGGAGGTGGCAACGGGTGCTGGAGTTAAGATAATTCGAGAGCGCCATCTACCAACGATTAGTTTCTTTTTATTGATATGGCTACCAAGACAAGGCTTTGAATTTTATTCAAGAGCCACATATTACGAAGTTCTTAATAGAGAAGACCATCCTTGCCATAAAATAACCAAGCAGATTGATGAATTATTTAGAGCATTGGCAGCGGATGTCGTGGCTAATGAAGGCAAAGGTATTTTCTATGCAAAGAATCTTTTAGGTTGGACTGACCGAGCGAAGAATGAGGAGAAACAAGAAGTTATAATAAGTTTTGCAAACGAACATAGTACTCCCGAAACCACACAAGAACCAAGCTAAAGTCTTAGAATCTAAAGCAAGGTTTAAAGTACTCATGTCGGGTAGGCGATGGGGCAAATCACTTATATGCCAGGTCATCACTTGTATTGAAGCGATGCAAGGTAAACGAGTTGCCTACATTACTCCCACTTACCAACTTGCCAAAGTATTCTTTGATGAACTTGCAAGGCTTATGCCAAGCAATATCGCAGTGCCTAATCGTAGTGACTTAACTTTTAAACTTATTAGCGGAGGCGAGATTCGATTCTTTACTGGAGAACGATTGGATAATCTTCGTGGTTTAAAATTTCACTATGCCATTATCGATGAAGCTTCGTATATTCCTGACTTAGAAAGTGGATGGCAAAACTCAATAAGACCAACCCTAACGGATTTTCAAGGCAAAGCAATATTCCTATCTACTCCAAGAGGCAAGAATTATTTCTATTCTTTGTTTTTAAATGGGGTAAATGCCAGTGCAGATTGGGAATCATTTAAATTTAGTACCTATGATAACCCATTTATCCTAACATCTGAGATTGATTCTGCTAAAAAGGAACTGCCAAATGTAGTATTTGAACAAGAGTACATGGCTAACCCAGCAGAGAACGCTGCGAATCCATTTGGAAGCGAGGCAATTCGTAAGTGTACATCAGATATTTCTACCAATATTGTGAAATGTTACGGAGTCGATTTGGCAAAGTACTCAGATTGGACGGTAATTATCGGTTTAGATAATAGTGGCAATGTGGCTTACTATGACCGATTTCAGAAAGATTGGGCAAGCACTCAGAACATAATCCGCAATTTACCAAAAGCGCCGATGTTAATTGATAGCACTGGAGTAGGTGACCCGATAGTCGAGCAATTACAACGGGAAGGGATGGACATAGAAGGCTTTAAATTTACAAGTCAAAGTAAGCAAGAATTAATGTTAGGTCTTCAAGTGGCAATCCATCAGGAACGGGTGCATTATCCTGAAGGAATGATTAAGAATGAATTAGAAGTTTTTGAATATCAATACACATCACACGGAGTTAAGTATTCCGCACCGACTGGGTTTACGGATGACTGCGTATGTGCTTTAGCATTAGCATGGCGCAAGTTTGATTTTAAGTCAGGAACGGGCAGATACAACTTTGTTTAATTAGCTATTTATAAATATGAACTGGAAAGATGTCACGGTATGGCAATGGCAACAAATTCAAAACCTACTTGTAAAAAGGGAAGGTTTAACCGAGTTGGATATTGCAGTAAAGTCATTAGAGATTTTAACTTACCAAACGGAAGCACAAATTGATTCTTTAAGTATTAAAGAATTAAATGAGCAGTTAAAAAAGATTACATTTATTACTGAGTCAGCGCCAATACCAAAGCCAAACGATATTATTAAGATTGGCAAGAAAAGATATAGGTGCGTTTATGATATTAGGAATATTCCTTATTCAAGATATTTAGAAACTAAATTCTTTGGGGATGATATTATAAACAATTTGCATAAGATAGCAGCTTCAATGGTTATGCCTATGAAGTTGACCTGGCGAGGTTGGAAAGTAGCCAAGTATGATGCAAGCAAACACGAGGAATATGCTGAGGACTTATTATCAGCAAGCTTTGAATCGGTTTATGGAAGTGTGGTTTTTTTTTGTCAAGTATTCAGCGAATCGATAACGAGTTTAAAGGATTATTTGAAAGAGGAGTTGACGAAGAACGGGATGGACAAATTGGAAGCAGAGGTAACGATAATGGCTTTATGCAACGTTATGGATGGATTTACCAGGCTACCATCATTGCCGAACACGAAAGAATAAATTTAGCAGATGCTTTTGAATTACCAACGATTCAAGCATTAAATGATTTAAGTTATATTAAGGCTAAAAATAGCTTTGATGCAGAGCAAATGAAAAAGATATATGGCAAGCATTGAGCAAGCACAAAAAGCATTAGGTAAAGACTTTGATTTAGGAGGGGAAAGTTCTCAAGGCGCATTAAAATTAGATGCGGTTGAAAAAGTAATGTACGATGCTGCTAATAAATTTATAAGCTTGGCTCAACAAAGAATAAATGCTAAGGGGAAAGTTGATAGGGGCAATATGAGTGATATTTCCGTTTCAGCAATTAATAAAAGCGGTAACAAATATACTTTAACTATTGGATACGATGATTCTAATCCAGCAAGTAAATATTACGATTTTCAAAATAAAGGAGTAAAAGGAATTAAGAGTGGCAAACCAAATTCTCCATATCAATTTAGAACTTTAAAAGTTTCTAAAAATATGGTAGAGGCAATTCTTCAATGGTATTTAAGGCACAAAAATTATATTAGAAATGAAGACCAAAGAAAAGGATTAAGTCCTTTACAAATAAAAAGGAAAACACTTACAAATGCTATTGACCCTAAAAAGAAGTTATTGGCAATAGCTAAAAATACTGCTAAAAGAATTAAAGAACGAGGTATTGCAAGAGTAGGGTTTTTTGATGACAATGAACAAAAAGCATTTGGACAAGATTTTAAAGCAAAATTATCCCAAGCATTAGGACAAGATATAGCATTAACGATTACACAAACATTTAAGAAATAATGGCATACGCAAGCGAATTAGTACCAGCATCATATACATCGGCTCACGATAGTTTATGGCATATAGTTTCTTCAAGCAATAATTCACAATCCTCTTTTAAATATGTATTTAAAATACAAATTGGTGGAGCAGACATCGCCACACTTAAAAATTATCCAGACTCAGGGGGATATGGTGTACTTGATGTCGCTCCCATTGTCCGAAACTATCTTGGAAGCGGTTTTAACCCATCAGGAAGTTCGCTCTTACACTTCGCTGGTTCATTCTTATTCGTTGACTATACGATAAATTTGGGAGAAGAATGGGTTGGACAAGAACTTATTTTTAGAACTTCAGCAACTGCTAAAGGATGGAACTATTCTTTAAATCCATTTAGAACTTCTATTTCTACTTATGCAAATAAGTTTTTAACGACACGAGATAGAACTGCTGGCGAGGTAATAAATGGGGAGAAGTTTTACATTACTTATTTCAATGCCAACTTATCAGCAGTAACGGCAACGATTCAAAAGATAAATGAGGATGGAAGCAATAGCGGAAGTCCATCTACTGGAGGAACATTATCAAGCCTTTCATCTTTGCTTTTAGATTTAAGTCCAAGTGCAATTAATACTTATTTAGGTACTTCATTTATTACCGATGCTACCTACGGATATAAAGTAACGATTGGCTCAGACACAATGATAATGAAGCAAGTATGTGCGCCAAGATTTACTGCCGTTAATTTAGTATTTCAAAATCAATTCGGAGGATATGACACTTTTGGTTTTAGGTTACTTAATCGCCAACAAAAGAATTTTAAAAGAACGACTTATCAAACTGCTGAATATCAAAGGAGCGGAATTACAATGGCTCATAAGTCAAGTTCGGGAGTTCATTACGGTGGAGTCCAAGCATTAGCCACTCAAATCGATTGGAGTTACCTTGTAACCAGTGATTATGTATCGGCAATAGATTATGCACTTGGCTCTGAATTGCTTGCTTCTAACGAGGTTTATTTACATTTAATTAATGGAGGCACAAGCGACTATTATCCGATTGTAATGAAGGACACAAATTGGCAAGAGAAGGTTAGCACTTCGGATAAAATATTTAATTACCAACTTCAATTTGATTTAGGTCAAAAACAATTTAGCCAATTTAGATAATGATAACCGAAATAATAATTGAACAACAAAGGCTCGATTTATTTGAAGATATAGGGGCAGAACTAAACTACGCAATAGATGACATTAAAGACTTTTCAGCGAGGAATACGAACTATTCAAAAACGATTAACGTACCTGGCAACGCTAATAATAACAAGATTTTTGGTCATATTTATAATTTTACCAGTGGTAATATTAGTACAAGTGATATCAACGGTAATACGATTAATGTTAATAATAATTTCGACCCGACACGACAAGCAAATTGTCAGATATTTGTTAATAAGATACAAGTATTTAAGGGAGTTCTTCGCCTTTTGGAGATAACCATTCAGAACGGAGTCATTGAATATCAATGTGTTGTTTTTGGAGAGTTAGGTGGTTTTGCCTCCGCAATCGGTAATAAATTGCTTGAGGATATGACTGACTTTAATCAGTATAATCAAGCTTGGAATGAAACCAATGTAGCCAATTCTTGGAGTGCTTCGGGTGTTGCAAGTGGATTAGGTATTGTATATCCTTTAATTGATTATGGATTATGTAGGCATCCAGCTAATAATTCGGGTCACGATTGGCATTTAAATGCTTTTAGACCAGCATTTTTTGTACACGAAATAATAGATAAAATAATTATAAATTCAGATTACACGTATACTTCTGCATTTTTTGATACTCCATTTTTTAAGAGTTTAATTATTCCTAATAACAAGGCAAACCTTGAGCAATTAACAAAGGATTTATTATTGGTTTATGGTAATAATGCTTTAGATAGTGGTTCAAGTACAAGTGCTGGAGGTACTTTGGCATTTAATACAATAACCAATTTAGTAAATTTTACAAAAGACGCAACTAATCAATCTTTTACTTTTGCTGGATCAGGTTCAGCACTTGGTAAAGTAAGGCTCTATGGTAAAATTTCATTATCAAGACCAGGGACATTTACACTTTCAGTATATCAATCAGCAACTTTATTATACACGGAAACTTTTACTTCAGTTACCGACTATCAAGAATTTAATATTGATTGGCTTATGTCAACTTTATTAGGTGTTGGAGACGTTATTAATGTCGATGCAAATTTTACTGCAAGTGAAACGTATGTTACTTTAGACCCTAATTTATTTTTAGAATTTGTAGCTGATTACGCTCAATCTGCAAATGCTATTAGAAATTCAAATTTAATAATGGGTCATTTGCTTCCAAAAGGCATACAACAAAAAGATTTCTTTGCCTCAATATGTAGGATGTTTAATTTGTACGTTTATGAAGACCCGAAAATAACAACTCATTTATTAATTGAGCCATACATTGAATTTTATAGGCGAGGGGCTGGCTTCTTAAAAGTAAATGATGTTGGCGAGTTATTATTGCATGGAGAGCCTGGCGATGCTACTGGATTACTTTTACTTTCTGATCCTATTGCCGATTCAATTGATTGGTCTAATAAGTTAGATTATTCAAAAGAGATTTCTATTAAACCAATGTCGGAATTAAATTCAAGGTATTACGATTATGTTTATACCGAAGATGATGACTATTATAATGAAATTTATTTTAAAAAATATAATGAATCTTATGGAGATAGGAAAGAAGATACTGGCTTCCAATTTGCCGAAGATAGAACGGAAGTAAAAGTAATTTTTAGTTCAAGTATTATTACTAAAGATTCTACCGATACAAAATTAAGGGCAAATTTATTTAAAGCAACAAGTGGAGTACAAGAGCGAAAAGATAATAACATTCGTATTATGTTATTCAAAAACGCAACAACAACTTCTTGGGCAATAAAACAAGAATCCTCTACTGGAGAAGGTAATTTAACAACGGGATTAACAAACTTTGGGTATGCTGGGCATTTAGATGACCCATTAGAGCCGACATTAGATATTAATTTTGGAGTGCCAAATGAAGTTTATTTTAGTTTATCAAATCCATATCCTACGGCCAATTTATTTAATGCGTGGTGGGATGAATATTTGGCTGAAATAATAAACAAAGATAGTAAGCTATTAACTTGCTATTTATATTTAACCGTACAAGATATTTATTCTCTTGATTTTGCTCAACTTATTTATATTGATGGAGCATTATGGCGATTAAATAAAGTCATTGATTTTAACCCGAATATTTCGCAAACAACCAAATGTGAATTGTTGAGAGTGATTGAATTATTTTATCCAAGTTAAGAAATGGCTGAAAATGCAAAAGTAGGTATTGATTTAGTTGCAGACACACGAAGTTTAAGGTCGCAATTAAGAGAAGCAACGCAAGAATTAATAAGGTTACAAAATACTGCGGGCGCAAGTTCTAAAGAATTAGCAAATGCAGCGAAAAGAGCAGCGGAATTAAAAGACCGTATTGCTGATGCTAAATCAACTATTGAAGCATTTAATCCAGATGCAAAATTTAAAGCATTTTCTCAATCTATTCAAGGAGTGGCTGGAGCATTTGCTGGAGCGCAAGGTGCTTTAGGATTATTTGGTGTTGAATCAGAAAACGTGCAAAAGCAATTATTAAAAGTACAATCTGCTTTAGCATTTTCTGAAGGATTAAATACCGTTTTAGATTCAGTTCAAGGGTTTAAAAACTTAGCAAGTGTAATAAGAGATAGGGTAATAACTGCATTTACTACATTAAGAGGTGCATTAATTGCTTCGGGAATTGGCGCATTAGCAATCGGATTAGGTTTATTGATTGCAAATTTTGATAAAGTTAGAGATGCGGTTTTAAAATTAGTGCCAGGCTTAGGAGTTATAGCTAATGCAATAGGCGATATAGTTACAAAAGTTACTGATTTTGTAGGCATTACTTCGGAAGTTGATAGAGGATTAGAATTATATGCTAAAAATTCAAAGAATCGTAAAGAGCAATATGAAAGAGAATTAAAAGTTCTTGAATCACAAGGTGCATCTGAAAGGGAATTATCTAATAAGCGAAAGCAAATAGCCTCAGAGGATATAAATGTTCTTGAAGCTAAAAAGAGAAATGGCATAAAATTAAGCGAAGAAGAAACAAAGAATTTAGCCAACTCAAAAAACGAATTAGTAGTCATTGAAGGGAATTACAAAAAATCAGTTTTAGCCACTCAAAAGAAAGGCGATGATGAATATTTAAAAAAGCAAAACGAAAAGATTGACCAAGAATTAGCAAATGAGTTATCACGGATTACCAGGTTAAATGAACTTGCTGAGGCTGGATTATCTGAAGATGAAAAAAAGATAGTTAAAGTAAGACAACAATTAGAAGCAGATTTAGTATTGTTTGCCGATAATGAAAGATTAAAAGCTGATTTAACAAGAAAGTCAGCCGAAGAAATTGATAAGATTAAAAGGCAATCGGGCAAAGTTGAGGTAAAAGAATTAAAAGATGTAAAAGATGTCTTTGATGTAATTCAAAACAATAAGCCTAAGACCATAGCATTAGTAACAAATGCAATGGATAGGTCGATTAAAGCAAGTGCCGATGCCGAAGTTAAAATTGCTAAATTAACTCAAGAGCAAAAATTAGGTATTATTAGCAATGCACTTCGTACTGGAATGCAATTAGCTGGGGAAGGTTCGGTTGCTGGCAAGGCATTAGGTATTGCAGATGCTACAATTAATACTTATGTTGGAGCAACGGCAGCTTTAGAATTGCCTCCTCCATTTGGTTTTATTGCAGCGGCAGCGACAATCGCACAAGGTTTATTAAGTGTACAATCAATTATTAATACTCCATTGCCAAATATGCCTGGAGTTAGTGATACAAGTGGAGGCGGAGGCGGAGCAAGATTATCGGCAGCGCCCGTGCCTCCAAGTTTTACTCCTAATGCACCTACTTCATTAGACCAAACTTCAATCAATGCAATTGGTAATGTAAACGCAAGAGCATACGTTGTAGAGTCAGATATTACTGGAAGTCAAAAAAGAATACGGAGAATTGAAAACTCTGCAAGAATTTAAAAAAAAATAATATGAAATTACCAATTTATCAATTAGAAATAAGCGAGGATTTAAACGATGATGTTGAAGTTGACTTCGTTGCTTTGGTGGATAGGCCAGCAATCGAAAGAGATTTCTTAAAGTTTAAAGAAGACAAGGCTAAATTTGTTATTCAGTCTGAAGATAGAAGAATCGTTTCAGGCGCATTAATGTTGGCCGATACTCCTATTTATCGTAACGACCAAAATGGCGAGTATTACGTTACGTTTACTAAAGATACGATTGAGAAGATAGCGCAAAAGTTTTTTAAGAAAGGTTACCAATCAAACGTAAATTTAATGCACGATGAGGCTTTAGCAGTTGAAGGAGTAACGATGTATGAATCGTTTATCGTAGATTCATCACGGGGAGTAATGGCAATGAAAGGATTTGAGGATGCACCTGAAGGTTCTTGGTTTGGTAGTTTTAAAGTAGAAAACGAATCGGTTTGGAATAAGATTAAATCGGGCGAGTTTAAAGGATTTAGCGTTGAAGGGATATTTAATTACAAGAAAGAAAAGCAACCGATGAGCGTAGAGGAATCGCTATGGTCTGAGATATGTTCGATTTTAGAACAAGTTAAATGATAAAGTATTAACAAATAAGTATTTATAATCAAACAATAGTAAAAACAATTTATGAACGTTTCAGAAGCAATTGAAAAAATTAAAGTTATGTTAGCGGATAATGCCGTTGAGCAAACTGAAGAAATTGCACCTGAGCCATCCACTCAATTGGTATTCGAAACTTACGATTTAAAAGACGGAAGCAAAATCGATTTATCAGCATTAGAGATT